AAGAGCTCCCAGACCCTTTCGGCTATGGCCTCAACCTCTACCATGGACCCCGAGGCCTCGGCGAATATCCGTATGTCTCGCATCACGCGGGCCCCGTAGGTCAGTTTCGTGGACTCGGGGACGCGCACCCGGCCCATGACGTCGCCCGAGGCGACGATGTAGGGAAGAGGCGCGTCGCCCGGGACCGGCTCATAGGTGAAGATCGTGGGCTTGCCCTCAAACGAGGCGAGCATCGACGCCAGGGCCGCATCGGAAGCCAGCCTTTCGTATACCGCCTGGGTGATCGACATTTATAGCCCCGTCCCTCCAGCCGACACCGCGGCGACCGTCACAGAGGAAACCCCGGAGTAGGCGACCGATACCACCGTTCCGAACCGGCTGGGGTTGAAAGGGCCCGCCTGCCTTCGGCTTGATGCCGGCACAGAAAAGGACACGTCGTGGCTGAACCCGTACGAGCAGGCGCGGGGCGAGTCTATCGTCACCGTTATCGAGCCGACGCCGCCGTTCACTGTGTACAGGTACGTCCTTCCGTCGTTTGAGAACGTGTCGCCTCCGCTTGACGCCGCGGCGAGCGCCGCGTCTACGTCGGCGGCGGAATCGGGATCGAGCTTGACGATAGTCAACGCGGCCATTTCCATCCCTCCCTAAAAAGAAAGCGCGCCATAGAAGATCCTCGCGATCTCTTCCTCCATCTCCGCGAGCGCAGGCCTTAGGAAAGGCCTTGGGGCCATCCGCCGCGTCCCGTACTCAAGCGCCAGGGCGTAGGATGCAGCGGCCCCCACTATGACGGAGACGCCCTTGCCGGTATCGGCGACTTCATAGGCGACCGAGTCCATGAGCTCGCCCGAGACGCGCGCCGGCGGCTCTCCAGGGGCGGAAGGAGCCGTGCCGAGCGGGTTCGGCCTTGAGAGCTTCATCCGGACATGGTCCGCGAGGGCCTGGCCGGCCTGTTCTCCCGCCGAGGCCATCCCGGCGTCTACCCGCGCATGGACCGCTTCGGGCCTGAAAAAGCGGATCGTCATCTGCACCGGCATCGTCAGCTCTCCTCCTGAACTTCCTGGCAGCCCACCTCATATGTGACGCCAAGAAGGGACGGCTCCTTAAGCGCGATGATCCTCCACCTTCGCCCGGGGAGGCGAAGCTCGTCGCCCCGGCGAAAGTCCCTCGGCGTTCCGGCAAAGAACACATGCGTGACCTCGGCGGGCCACTTGCCGCCGATCCTGGCCTCGCCAGCCTCCCTGCCCGTGATCGTCATCCTCCCCTGGACGTCGTCGAGCTTTGCGAAGGCCTCGACAAACCCGCCCTGCCCGTCGGGCGTCCTCGTCCTTCGGTACCGCTCAAACCAGGTAATGAGGAAATGCGAAAGGTTCGCCCGGGCCGCCTTTATGGAAGCCGCGTCATGTGCCAAGGCCGTCGCCTCCTATTCGCCACGCCGGATCTTCACCCCGTCGCGCTCGAACATCCCCCGGCGAAACGCCGGCTCGACCCTGTCCGTGTCCTCCTCTTGCCTCTTCTTGTCGGATACCGATATCCCGCCGGCGTAGGGCATGGCCGAGAGCAGGCCGGCCTTCTCGGCAAGCTCCCGCGCGAGAGCCCGGTACCTCTCCGCAACTTGCGAAAGCGAGACCCTGTAGTCCCCTATGGCCGTGTCGCAGACCCTGGCGTAGCGGAACGCGAGCACCTCGGCAAGCCCCGCCGCCGCCTTGAGCGGGCTCCCTTCCTCCGCGAGCATGAAGAGGATCTCCTCATCTGAGACAATGGGGTCGCCTGGGTCCGTATCGGCCACCAGGAACCGGACCTCGTCTTTAGGGCTTGCGCCCGGGTCTCCCGAATAGCTCCAGGCCAACTCTCTCGCCTCCGCCTAGTTTGAGGACTCGTACCACACCATGGAGAGGTTAATGGTGGATGCGGCGGTCCCCTGGTTGTGCAGCCTGATGACGTAGCTGGTCTCGGGCCTGAGCACCCATTCCAGGGCCTCGATGGCGACGCTGCCCGCCCCGGTCTCCAAGACTCCGCCGCCCGTCGCGATCAGGGTCAACTCGATTGTCGTTCCGCCTGTGACTCCGGTCGGGTTCACGTAGCAGGCCATCGTCGGGGCTTTGGACGAACGCCTGTCCATGTTCGCAACCACCGTCGGCGGCGCGGAGCCAGCCGTAAATGACGGGGATTCGATCAGGTAGCCCACGACAGGCCCGCCGCCCTGAACGGAAGCGGCAAGGCGGACTATATGGGCGAGCCTGCCTTCGGTCGTGGCCTGAAAGTAGACGGAGGCCCCGGCGGCGACGCTTGAGTAGATATGGCTCATGTTGAACGTCTGCCCCGCGAAGACGAAGTTCAGCCAGTAGGGCGTGTCGCGGAACACCGTTGAGCTTATCAGCGTCATGGCTTCCTATTTCACCTCCGCCGCTCTGATCGTCGCCGTTCCCTCTTCGGTCTTGGCCCATAGCCTGAACGGCCCGTCCTTCCTGTTCGGAGAGAGGGCGAATCCAAGCACCTCGCCTGAAAAGCAGATGAACGAGCCCGCGGCAGGATCGAAGCCGGGCGCGGTCCCAAGGTATATGAGCTCCGACGAATCGTTTATCACGTAGACCTTGCGCCGGCCCGGCATGATCTCGGCCCCGGCCTTCACCTCAACGCCCGCGGCGTCAACATGAAGGAGCGCCACAAGGGCTTCGTCCAGCGCAGCCTCAGCGGCCCTGTGATGCGAATACCCAATAGGCATTACGGCCCGCCTGCCTTCCGCCGGGAATCCTCCGTCTTCCGCTCCTCAGCCGTTTCGCTGATCCATCCCAGCCTTTCAAGGGCCTTTCTCGTGCGTTCGGGCAGCGACTCGACCACTTTGGACGTGAGACGCTCGCCCCGTTCATAGACCTTCGAGCCTATCCGCAGCTCCCGCTGCGCGACATAGGTAGGCATCTGCCTCTACCTCCGCCCTTACGCTATGGCGTCGTAGAAGAACGTTCCAAGGTCGGCTCCGACAAGCTTCATGTCGAAGGCCATCTCGCCTTCGACCCGGTCGGCTGCAAGCTCCTCCATCCTGAATCTCTTGATCCTCGCGCCCATAGCCTCAGCGCCCAGGTACCCGGTCCAGGAGAACGTGTACCCTCCAGAGGGCTGAAGGATGGAGGGGTTGGGATTCGAGTACACAAGCAGCGCGCCCTTCGAGCCTACGGCGAACGACATCGACGCCGCCGCGCCTTCGGCTGCCGTGTTCCTCACCGCCCAAGCGACGAGCACCCGCTCGACCTCGAACAGGTTCGCAAGGACCGCCGTAGTAAGCGACTGGCCGGAGGTGTACTTGACCCTGTCGATCAGGTCGGCGTGCTGCTTAAGCGTGTTGAACACGTCGGGCGTCAAAACCAGCGTATTGGGCCTGCGCCCGGTGTTCTTCGCTATCGCAATCGCCTGGCCAGTGATGTCCTCGATGGGAGTGGACGCCGCCTGGTCCCACTGGAGGAACTGGTTTGCGCCCGGGGCAGCGGCGACGCCTTGAAGGTCGAGGCCCCACTTGCCCGTGGTGAAGTACGAGCCTGCCCACACCATGTCCCGCTTGATAAGAAGCTGCTCGGTGACGTACAGCGTCGCGTCCCGGTCAAGGTTAAGCGGCTCGTCCGCGTTCGCCCTCGTCTGGTCGTCCACGTCCTTATGCAGAGCGTAGACAGGGGCATAGTAGGTCGGGGTGTTGTCGATGTCGAAGCCCGAGCCCGGGCTTTCCGTGGCGGGCCCTCGCACCTGGGCGTCCGTCCTCAGCCAGTCCGCCTTCGAGTAGACGAAGTACCTGTCGGACTGCTTCGCGACTGGGATCCTCGGGAACACCTTGTCGGCTATGAAGTTCGTCTGCTCCTGCATGTAGGCGATTGAGATCTCGGTTAAGGGCCTGTTCACATGCACGGCTTCAAGCGTCGGCTTCATTACCTCTCCCTCCTTTTAGGCGGAGATTCCGTTATAGGTCAGTGCAACCGGGATGATCACGCCGTCGCCTGAAGCCGCGGCAAGCGCGATGCCGAGTATGTTCTTCCCGGTAGCCGCCGTGATGGCTTTGCCGGAGGCGTTCGGCGCTACCTGCGCGCCCGCGCTCACGGCTGCGCCCGCGACTACCTTCGAGATGCCGGCAAACCTTATAGATGCCGCCTTTCCCGCGGCGTCGGGCTCGTTTTGAAGCACGCCTATCGCCGGCTGCCCGTCGCCTGCTAAGGCCGCGCTACCCGACGAATCCACCTTCACGATGAAGTACTGGTTCGCCGAAAGGTCGGCAGCCGCGGGCAGCGTAAAGTCAAGGCCTTCTATCTCCCATGCCATTTCTACCGCCCCTCCTTTTCCGCGAGGTACTCCCGGTATAGCTCAGGCTGAGCCTCCAGCACCTTTCTGATCGCCTGGGGGCGGGTGATCCCGGCCTCGGCTACCAGATGCGCAGCGGCCTTCTCGATCTTGTCCCAAGCGGATGCCGCCTTCTCGCCCTGGGGGGAAGCTCCCGCGGGCTGCATCGCCTGGGCGAGGGCCGAATCCGCGCTTTTTAGGAGCCGCTCCAGAAAGCCGCGCGCCTCAGGGGAGAGGCCCTCTTCGGCATCCTTCAGCAGCCTTCCGACCTCCTCCGGAGTCGCCGCAAGGTGGGGAAGCTCGGCCCTGGCCTTCTCCGCGAACTCGCGGAGCCGCTTTTCCTCCTCAAGCTCGCGGGCGCGTCTCGCCGCATCCTCTCCCTGCTTGATGACCGCCTCCATCTTCGCCTTAAGCTCCTCCGGGACAATGGAAAGGTCGAGCTCGGCCTTGCCGGCGTCGCCCGCCTCCTCGGATTTCCGGTACCCGTAGCGGTAGCCGTAAGGCGCGTACCCGTACCGGTAGCCGTAGGGCTTCATCTCCTTGCCCTGCGCCGGCGCGGTCCCGTATCCGGCCAGGGCCGCAAGGTGATCAAGCAGATCGCCCGGAAGCTCGCCCTTGTGCTCATTTAAGATCTTAAGGGCCGCTTTCACCGCCTGCGTAGCCTTCTCCGAGAGCCCGGCAGCCTGCACCGCCTCTCCCGTTTCTTCCGTCTGGGACGGCTCCGCTTTCTCTAGATCCTCCACTCCTTCTCCCTCCTCGCTCTTAAATAGCAGGAATTTTCGCCGGTTGGCGGGCCTTTCGACAAGGGACACCTCCGCCACCACAAGATCCGTTAGGTTCGCCATCGCCTATTCGCCTCCCACTCTAGAAAGGCCGGCCTAATCTCGCTTCCCGAACCCGCCGACCGAAAACCCGGTGATCTCGCCGCCCTTCACCTTCCGCCACAGATCCGGATCGTCCACGCGCACGCAGAGCACCCAGGAACCTTCCGCTACCTCCTGATCCCCGAGGTCGAAGGCCTTCTGAGCGATGTAGCTTTCCAAAACTTCCGCCCTGGCGCGCCTTACGTGGCCCTCCCCGAGCACCCTGGACCGCTCCAGGAAGGCATGGGCGGCCTGCTCTATCTCGGGAGCCGACACCTGATCGCCCTGGGCGTCTATGGCGTCGGGCTCAAGAACCACGCCGTACACGAGCCTTCGCTCCTCGTCAGCCTTGGCAAACGGCACGAAATAGGTCTTTCGGACCTTGCCTGAAGTCAGCTTCGCGTAGGCCTCCCAGGGATCGCCGTCCTTTCCCATCGCGGAAAGCAGGCTATCTGCCATCACAAATCCCTCCTCGCGGGAGCCTCCGATCTTGATCGGGATGGGCCTTTTGCCGGGCATGGCCCAGATCAGGTACTCCTGGCGCTTCCCGCGAAGCTCCGCGATCGCGTCTTTTATGTCCCGCTGCTCGGCTATGGGGGTCTCATCCTCGGGCCTATCCACGATCCACACCCGCCTTCCGCCTGCCGCGGGGAAGTAGACGAGGAGGAACCGGCCCGAAAGCTTCTTGCCAACAAGGAAGACCTCCTGGGAGTGCTCCCGCCAAACGCCCATCTGGTACCTGCCCGCATCTTCCAGAAAGAACTTTGAAAACTTCCGGCTGGTCGCTCCGACTTCGCCCGGGCCCGAGATGACGGGCTTATCCTCGCCCACAGATAGCCAGGCATGGGGCTGCGCGAGCTTGTGCTGGATCTCAAGGTTATCGCCCTCCGGCAGCGCGGCGAGCCTGTCGCCTCCGGCCTTCCGGTTGTCCTCCGCCTCGCCCAGAAACACGGTCACGCCCCAGAGCGTCTCGCCGTCGCGCTCAAACCTCAGATCCCCATGCACCGAGTGGTCGGTCGCAAGAAGCTCCTCTTCGGCTAGCTCGGTCTCATCCTCTGAAAGGCCTCGCCAGTGGTGCTGGTAGGCGAACCTGCCGCTGCCTGAGGGCGGGAACATCTCTTGCCAGCTTTCGTTCCAGAACCTCTGCGCCTGGCCGATCCTCGTATGCTCTTCCTCCAGGCTTTCGTACGCCTGCTTTGAAAGGGGCGTCTTCCCCTGGGCCGCGATTAGCCGCAGGAAGTCCTCCGCGGTATCCGGCCTGTCCTTGTCGGGGTTCGTCTCCTTCACCCTAGGAAACATCCAGGAGTAGTGGCTGCCGGCGTCATCCTCGAACCGCTCCAGCCTCGCGGTCTGAACGGTGATGATGTCGCCAAGCTTCGCCTCTATGTTTGAGGCGTAGGTAGCGGCAAGCTTGAGATCGGAGCGCCCGCGCTCGTAGCCCTCCGCCATCTCCCAGACCTCGGGGCTTTCAAGGCCTCGCCACTCTTGATGCTCTCCGTCCCAGGCGAGCTCAAGGTCGGATGGCATGAGGCGCGCGTTCGCCTCAATGGGAACGAGCCTATCTCCATCCCGTATCGCCGCCCGGTACAGCCATGTCGCGGAGTCCCTGATTAGCCCCGCATAGGCCTTCCGCGCCTCGTCGCCCGCGATGTCGCGCTTCGGGGCGTTCGGCCACGGCCTCGCTTTTCGCCTGCGGCCTATGACCTGGACGGCCACTTCCAGCACGCGCTTGAGCTTGGCCCAGGCATCAGTGCGCTCTTCCGAGTAAGGAGAATCGGCGACTTTCAGCATCGCACCCTCGGAGCCGGGGTAGCGGTAGGCCCAGGCGCAGGCGGCCTTGAGCTCTGCTTCCGTCGATGCGAGCTTATAGGGCGCGCGCTTTGCAAACCGCCCGTCCTTTGGCAGAACCTCCTGAAGGTGCTTGAGCCGGTCAAGGTATCCGAGGCCATCGAGCGCCTCGCTGCCATGCCACAGGCAATCGTGGCAGTTGACGTGGATCTCCTCGCCTGTGATTGGTTCTTTGCCTGACACGAAGGCGAGCATGTCCTCGCGCGCGACGGGCTCGCCCTTACGCCACCAGACGAACTCCGTATCGAGGATGGCGTTGTCTGCGGGAAGGGCCCGCACCTCGGCGACGATCTCGGGGAAGATCCGGGCCCGGTCGCGCTTCTCGTCTTCAGTGAAGATGCGGACCGTCCGCCCGATCTTGTGGATGACCATCCTGATCCCGTCGTACTTGGTCTGGACCGCGATTTCCTTGCCCCGCCCGATCACGTCCTTCGCCCAGAACGTCCAGAGGGAATCGAAGTCGAAGAACTCGCCGACGTGGTACCCGCCCCGGCCCTTCATCGGGGTGAATGGGACGCCGAGCCGGATGGCCTTGGCCATGCGGTCCTTCACGACGCGCCGCTTCCGTTCGTACCTCGCCGGCTCGGGCTCGATCCTCTCGACGTACGGCGCGCGCCTTCTGAAGACGAGATCGTAGAGGGGTATGTAGTCGGTGAACGGCCCCTGCGGGGAGTCGATGAAATGAAGCCCCCGGCTCTTGTCGGGGTCGAGGAACCGCCGCAAGGCCACGTTCACGGATCCCTCGGCGAGCGCGTAGGAGCCCCGTGAGCCGTCGTAGCCGGCGCGAATCAACACGTCAAGGTCGGCGGGCTCTTCAGTCACCGCTGCCGAGCCGACGAGGGAGACGAAATCCCGGATGAGCACGATCTCTTCCGGCAGCCCCGAGAGGACGGGTTTCACGGCCTCAGGGACGTCGCCGGCTTCGCCCCGCACGGCCAGCTTTCGGGAAAGGGCCCGCGCCGCGCGCACAAGCGGAAGGCCTTCGGAAACGTGAAAGCCCCGCGTCTCCATCTCGCGTATCACGAAGATTGCCGCGTTCACGTACGTTTCGACCGCCTCCCCGCGCCCCTTCGCGGCTCCATAGAGCTGGTTGAGCCTGTGGAAGGCCTGGCGGATCTCAGCGTTCAGGGCCTGCGAAAGCCGCTCCGGCCTGATCATGTCGGCTAGGTTCATGTTGCCCGGCCCTCCTTCCGCTCGGGGAGCCCTCCGATGCGCCTCAAGTGGTTTTCAAGCTCCGTATCCGGAAACAGCGCCGCGCCGGCTGAGGCGAGAGATTTGATGTACTCCGCGATCTCGGATAGCTCCGGGGTCTCGATGTCGCCGGGCATGAGGCGAGGAAAGCCGGATAGCTCGAACCCGTTTATCGCAAACAGCCTCGGGATGGCGTACCTGTTGAAGACGCCCGCGATGGAGTCGAGCCACGCGCCTATGGCCATCGCGAATATGTCGGTCTTGGAGGACGCCAAGGCGAACGAGCCCACCTTCTCATGGCCGAGCAGGATGAAGTCCGCGAGGCAGGTCTGCGCGATCCGGCGGTCGTACCTCTCGATGATCTCGGAGGTGTCGAATTCCCGCTTGCCGCCTGATGACAAAAGCGCAAGGTCGTAAAGCTTGTTTCCGCCTTCGTCGTAGGCGAGGGGAAACACGATCCCCTCCTGCTCGTCGCGCCTGATGTTCGTGATGATCCGCTTGATCTGGGCCAGGATGAGCTTTTCGCTCGCCGACGCGTCATCGGACAAGATCTCAGGCGGAACCCACGCGATGGGAAGGCCGGCTAGATCCCGCTCTATCCCGATCCCTTCGATGATCTCGATGTGCTTTTTGAAGTACCAGGGCCTGTACGCCGAGCGGAGGATGCTCCTGCCCTCGGGGTTTCCCTTATGGGTCGACGTTCTGAATAGAAGCCCCTTCTCCATCGGGATCGTGGCCGCGCGGTACGTGGGCGGGGCCGACTGGATGAATGCCGCTGTCTCGCCCGACTCGTCGAACTCCC